GAAAAATTTCTGAAGTATCTTCAGCGTATACGTATGTTTCATACTCTTGAAAATATGACTCAGTTGCATTTACAAATTCTTTGAGATTCGGTTTTACCATATTTTTTATATACATAAATTTAGATATTTTTTACCATAAACTTCCTCCAAACGCACTTCCCAGGGATTCATTGGCTGCGGTGGGTTCATTATATCCTTGGTCGAAACCAGGCGTAGCCGCATTTACTAAAGGCGTTGTATCATTTCTATACATGGCATCATAATTTGGCGACTGTTGTTGACCTGAAGTAGGTAATGAACTAATCATGGTTCCGCCCCCGCTGCCACTGTTACCTCCACCATACAATGAGTTTTGAATAGCATTTATTTGTGACTGGGTAGAAGATGACTGTTGACCTGAAATGGGTTGACTTACTCGAACGGTTCCATATCCTTGACCCTGTCCCTGTCCCTGTCCCTGTCCCTGTCCCTGTCCTTTCTTTTTCTGGTCGGTTTTAGAACCAGTATTTCCTTCCCATAAATCAATGACTCGATCCACTAAAATACTCACTTTCTCTCCTAATTTCGTTTGTAGACTCATGGTAATCATTAATACTGCTAAAACAATCCCAATAACATTGAACTCAGGGTATTTATTTCCACTATAAGTTGGAACATAGGTGATAATACGATGAATCATAAAAATTCCCAAGAATACAACCAAGACTTGAATCATTACTTCTGCTAAAATCTCAACACTCCCTTTCTGTTCATCCGCCTCTGGAACGAATTTTTGACTCAACTTGTTGAGTATCACAATGGGTACGATTGCGAGAAGTGCATACTGAATAATATTCATGACTTCATGTTTAGAGTCTTCATCAAAATGAAACACATGATGAAAAAAACCCTTCTTTGTAATATTTTTTGTGGTTTCTTCAAAACTATCCATATCTTATATGATTTATAAAAAGAAATAAATACAGAAAAGGCATTAAAAACAATCGTTGAAATAAGTTATATGTCAAATTTAGAGGAACAACAATATCTCAATTTGATACAAAAAATTATGAGAGAAGGTGTGATGGAAGAAGGACGCAATGGAAATACCCTTTCTGTTTTCGGTGAACTCATGCGATTTTCTCTCAATGGTCGGAAAATACCCTTTCTGACAACGAAAAAGTTGGCGTGGAAAACGGCGCTCAAAGAGTTACTTTGGTTTATTCGAGGGGAAACCAATAACACGACGCTAAATGAACAAGGTGTTCATATATGGGACGCAAATTCAACCAGAAATTTTTTGGACGATCGAGGATTATTCACGAGAGAAGAAGGTGATCTGGGACCGATTTATGGTTATCAATGGAGACATTTCAACGCTCTTTATCAAAATTGTCGAACCGACTATAGTGGACAAGGTATCGACCAATTACAATATATAATAAACAACTTAAAGAGCACAGACCCCATAAAACGCACAAGTCGTCGGTTACTAATGACTGCGTGGAATCCATGTCAACTTGATGAGATGGCGTTGCCTCCTTGTCATGTAATGGTTCAATTTCAAGTTACACTAGGGAATAAATTGTCATGTATGTTATTTCAGCGAAGTGGAGATATAGGGTTGGGTGTTCCATTCAATATAGCATCTTATTCTATGTTGACGCATTTATTGGCACATCATTGTGGTTTAGAAGCGCACGAGTTTATTTATACTTTAGGAAATGCACATATATATGACGACCATATAGAAGCGTTGTCACAACAACTTCAGCGTGAACCATTGGAATTTCCGAGACTTTCTATAAACCAAATTTATGAAAATATAAACGACTATAAAGTGGAGGATTTTGTTGTGGAGGATTACCAATGCCATTCATCTGTTTTTATGCCCATGCGTGCGTAATATTATTTGAAAATTAATTATATGAAAATATAAGAAACTTAAAAAATGAGTTCTAGAGCAAACGCAAGTGCAAGAGCAAGACGCGCTGGGGAAACTTCTCAACCACAACAAGTACGACCTCAGCAACCACAACAACAACAACAGATGCAACAACAAAGAATGCAACAAACCAAATTATCTATTCCAGACGCCATTGGATTAACTACTCTTCGTTTAGGAAAACTGGAAAACCATTTTTCTGTTTTAGAACAGATCGTTCAAAATTTGTCAAGTTCTGGAGTGGGTGTTGAAGGTGGTGAATCGTTTAATGAAAACGTTCGTGTGGTAGATGAAGCTGTCTTTCAAAGCATTGTTACTCGATTGGAAAATTTAGAAAAACGACAATCACAACAACCACAACCACAACCACAACAGGTGCAGTCGCAACCACAACAAAAAATAACCCCACAAGGAAACGCTGATGTTGAGACAGTAAAACAAGATTTGAATACATTGAAAAATGAAATGACAAATTTAAAGGACTTATTATTATCCTTACAATCCTTTACTATGCAAACAAATCAAAAACTGGCAGACATTGTGTTTCAAGAAAATATTTTTGTAGACGAAGACATTGTAAATAAACAAAAATTAGAATTTAATATAACACAGAATAATGATGATAATGAAATTGTAGACGACGATGAATTGTGTGTTTCTCAAAACATTATTGATGATTCATAAAAAATTGAAACTTGTTTTATAATTTAATTTTATGTTATAAAACAATGATGAACATTTTGACTTTATGCACGCTTTTATTCGCGTTTTCAATTATTCAAAGCTTTCTATTGTTTAGAACTGTTCGTAAAATTTATTTGTTAAAAAACCGTCAAAAGTTTATGAAAAATATAACAAAACAACCTGTTATGTTGAAAAATAACACAGATGATGGTAACACAACCTCTCTATTTGTCAATAATGTAACTGGACCCAAACCCGTTCTTCCCGGAACATATATGGGTGTTGTTGACTTGAATAAAACTCACAAATATTATCATTCTACTATTATTGACGAAATGGGATTGGTGTTATTTGAATGAGATATAACTATAATGCAGCATTATCCACCGGGAACCCAAAAAAATTATAACAATTTTTCATCAAGAAATCTTATCATGGGAAAAGGTAAGGAATTAGAATTCCCCGAAGGGCTGGGAGGGGTTCCCCCTACTATAATAACTCGGAAAAACTATTAAAATCAACTCTACAACTTATACAATGAACCTGTCTATAACAGAAAAAAGGAAGAAGGATATTTTTATTTCTATATTTGAAAGACTAAAAACTTGCGCATCCCTCGTAAAAGTTTTATTTCGAAAAGACGCATTTTATATCCAAGGTATGGATAAATCACATATATGTTTGTTTGATGTTACGTTAACTTCGTCATGGTTTAATGAATATAATGTGGAGGAAGACGTATCTATTTGTTTTGACACACAGATTTTTTTCAATGTTCTATCTACTTCGCAAGAACATAACATTCGTATGTATTGTGATGAAAAAGAACCCGACCATTTTCATATAGACTTGAAAACAACCTCGGACAATTCAACACATTTTGATAAATTTTTTAAAATACCTTTAGCAGAACTTGACATGGATCAGTTAACTATTCCATCCGTAGAGTATGATGTTGAAATAGCGCTTCCATCAAAAAAAATAATGGAACTATGTTCTCAATTAGCGTTATTTGGTAATATAATACACCTATCTTGCTCTGAAGAAAAGGTGGATATTTCTACCTCAGGAACCGTCGGGGAAATGTTAGTAAATATTCCAATTGATGATTTGACGGAATATTCTATTGCTGAAAGCGAGTCTTTTAAATTATCGTATAGTTTAAGTTACTTTCATAAAATGTGTCTAACCACAAAGTTATCCAATGATATCCAAATATCATTGAGCGGAAGTTACCCAATGAGGGTGAAATATGATTTAGGAGAGGATAGTTTATTTTTATTTTTTATTGCGCCCAAAGTAGATGAAGATTAAACATTGAACCTTATAAGGTTCGTATAAACAATGAAATATTTGTATATTTTTTTATTAGTCGAGATATAGTTATGAAAGTCATATTTACAATTTTTATATTTTTAATTGTTTTATTCATATATCTTCATATTTATTTTCATTTAAAGACAAGTGATGAGTTGGAAGTTTATGAGATAGACAATACGTCAAAAGATAAATTGGAGGAAATTTGTGACTTACGACAACCTGTATTATTTGATATGAACAACGAAAACCATGACAAACTTATGCGTTATACAACCATGTCTAGTCTTCTTGAAAGTTATCCTGCATTTGAAATGAAACTAAGAAACGCAAAAGACACAAATTATGACACTGAAATTCATATTCCTCTACACACCCCGTCTCTTTTAAAATTATTCGATGAGGATAATGATTCACAATATTTTACAGAGAATAATGGAGATTTTTTAAAAGAAACCGGTGTGTTGAAACATTTTCAACACAATGATTCGTTTTTTAGACCATATATGGTTTCGAATTGTTTGTATGATATAATTTCTGGGTCGATGAATACAACAACACCATTTCGTTATGAGTTGAATTATCGAAACTATTTTATGGTTACTCAAGGGTCAGTTTCGGTGAAACTAACACCACCTGTTTATTCAAAATATTTACAACCTATTTATGATTATGAAAATTTTGAGTTTCGTTCGCCGGTCAATCCGTGGAACATTCAGTCTCAATACAAATCAGAATTTGATAAAGTGAAATGTTTAGATGTTGTTATAAACCAAGGACAGATTTTACAAATTCCGGCTTACTGGTGGTATAGTATAAAATTTGGAAAAAACTCAAGTATTTCAACGTTTTGTTACAGAACATACATGAATAATTTTGCAATACTTCCTTATACTTTTATGTACGCTCTACAGTTGCAAAATGTGAAAAGAGATGTTGTTAAAAAGGTAGATATAGAAGAAATAAATCATATTAATAAAAATGATAAAGAAACTTAACGAGTTATTTTTTTTGTAATATTTCGCATATTCATTATTATTATTATGAATAATAATGAATTTCAAATAATAGAAATAGAAGAAAAGGAAAGTAAAGAAGAAAAGGAAAGTAAAGAAGAAAAGGAAAGTAAAGAAGAAAAAGAGGAAAAAGAGGAAAAAAAACAAGAAAATAAACCTAAAAAAGAAACGAAACAATCTAAGCGTCCTTCTATGAAAAAACTATTTAAGGAATCCGTCCGGTCGTTAACTCGCTCGCTCAGCAGACGCGTTTATGATAATACTTCGGATTTCATTTTTTTATTTGAAAATCTTTCTGTTTTTGTTAAAGAACGACCTATTCTTAGGAACGTTTCTTTCACTTTACCAAAATCAAATCAAATTATTGTTATTGCTGGCGCTTCTGGGTGTGGGAAAACCACTTTTCTCAATGTTATCAATAACTATGATTTACCTGCACCTTATGTTCTCTCGGGAAAACTCAATTATCATCATTCGAACGTCAAGATGATCGGTCATAAACCGATTTTCAACCCCTATTTGACCGTGAAAGAAACAGTTCAAATGTTTATAGATTCTTATCGTTATACGCATCCCGTAGATTATTACTTGGAACGGTTTCGATTGATGGATATCAAGGATAAGTATATTGGAAGCGACGAGAACAAATCCCTTTCTACAGGACAGTTGGTGCAATTATCCATTCTTTTGAATACAATGGAAACTCCAGATTTATTGATTTTAGATGAACCGTTATCGAATCTGGATATAAAGACGTCGATTCATATCATGAAACTCTTGAAAGAATTGGATATTCCAATTTTATTAACATTGCATCACCCGAATAATATCATTTTAGAAAATGTAGATCAGTTAATTGTAATGGAAGAAGGAGAGATCATTTTGAATACATCTCTTCTGGAAATATCAAATCGACTGGAATACTACGAACAACAGGTTTTGGGAATAGAAAAAAAACGAGATGAAAATATAACCACGTTGACAGATGTGGTGTCTTTAAAAATTATAGATTATAAAAATTATAGTTCAACAGTATATTTTTCAACAAAAATATATAATGTGTTTTATAACATTTTGAAATACAATTTAAGAAACAATTCTTATCATTATTCTATTTTATTCTCATACGTTCCTCTTATTTTTTCTTATATTTTATTGAAAGGAACTGATTTTGAAGACAGTGTGAACGGTTATTTTTATCTAATTAATAATGTGTATTCTACAACTATAACACTTATTCCAGTTGTTGCTGTAAATTTATTTGAATACGAAAAACTAATTCATTTTGTTAAATACTTTGGTAACATAAATATTGTAAATTATAAATTTTTTTATATAATTTATTCTTGTTTAAATTGGTTAACGAGTACAACAATATTTATTTTGGTGAATGCTTTTGTTATATCTTATTTGTCACCAAATAATAGTAAAATATTTTATCACATATTATACGTTTTACTTTTTTCTAAATTTTTTGAAACATTAACTTACAGTTCATTTATATATATTTTTGAAAAAATAAACATCACAAGCTCATTTTTTGGGATTTTTGTTATGTTTCAAACTATTACTTCCGGTCAAAGTACAAAACAATATCCAGAATTAAAAAATTTTTCAGTATTTTATCATTTGATGAACATTTTGTCTGTGAAAGCGCAAGAGGTTTATAATTATCCTACGCTTCAAAACGGAGAACCAATATATACATTGTATGGATATTCAAAAGATGTTTCAAACTCATACTATTATGTTTTTGGATTTTTTATTATTCCCTTTTTGATTTATACGTGTTATACAAAAAAGTTGAAAATGTTTTTAACATAAACGATATCTTTTACAATAAAATTGAATGAAAGTTAACATAAAGACTCTATAATACATTTAATATACGCATTATTAAAAGAGGCAAAATGGAAACTGCCTACAAAATTCTCATTCATGACAGTAACTACAGTGAATGGACAGTTCATGAAACCCTTACATTTCAACCCGTCGAAATCAAACATTTCAAAAATCCAGCAGAATATAAATTGCTAACAAATGATGTTTTTACGTATGACTATATTAAAAAGGATGTAACTATACTACATTCGTCCACGAGACATTCACATTGTATTCCAGGTGTGTTGCTTTTAAAAAACACAAAAACGTATGGAAGAAAAAACGGAAAACTCTTATATAAATGTGTTCCCGATGACTTTCGAATACCGTCTTTCCTCGTACCTTATGAAATGAAACATGTTGGGTTTTCCAAAGTATACGCAAACCTTTATGTAACATTTATGTTTGTGGAATGGAAAGAAGGTCAAAAACATCCATATGGTTCTTTGACCGAATCCATTGGACCTGTGGATAAGTTAGACCACTTTTATGAATATTTGTTATATTGTAAAAGTTTGAATACTTCCATTCAAAAATTCACAAAAGATACCTCGAAAGCGCTCAAAACCAATTCACAAGATGCGTTTTTAGAAAACATAACAAAAAAATACCCGACTATTGAAGATCGAACAAGTATTCATGTGTTTTCAATTGACCCTCCAAACAGTCTCGATTTTGATGATGCGTTCAGTATTCAACAAATGGATGAAAAAACGGTCATGTTGAGTATTTATATTTCGAATGTAACGATTTGGTTAGATGTATTGAATTTATGGAATTCATTCTCTCGCAGAATTTCCACTATTTATTTACCTGATAAAAAACGACCCATGCTTCCCACAATATTATCTGACTGTTTATGTAGTTTACAGTCTGGAAATACACGACTCGCTTTTGTTTTGGACATACAAATAAACGAAGAGAATGGTGAGATTTTATCCATGAATTACGCAAATTGTAAAGTTCGTCTTTCAAAAAATTATGTATATGAAGAAGAAGAACTTTTACGTCTTGACCAATACAATCAACTATTTTCTGTAACAAAAAAATTATCAAAGAAATACAAGTATTTAAATAATATCAAAAATAGTCATGATGTTGTAGCGTATTTAATGATTTTTATGAATTACCGTAGCGCACAAGATTTACTCTCACATAATAACGGAATATTTCGTTCCACGATTCTCAAACCTGATTTTCATTTAGACTTGAAAAACGTGACAATTCCAGAGGAAGTAGAGACTTTTATAAAGATATGGAATAGTTCTTCTGGAAAATACATTGATATTTCTTCTCTCAAAAGGGAGACTGAGGATGGAACACCATTACCAATTCAACATGAACTTCTTGACATGGACGCATACGTCCACATAACTTCGCCTATCCGACGACTTGTAGATTTGCTAAATATGATTCAGTTTCAGTTCAATCACCGAATGATTGATTTGAGTTCGAATTCATATGAATTTTATATGAAATGGTTGGGCGAATTGGAATATATAAATACAACCATGAAAATGATAAGGCGTGTTCAAAACGACTGTTCTCTTTTACATTTATGTACTACGAATGCGGAAGTCATGGAAAAAAACTATGAAGGGTATACTTTTGATAAAATTATGAGAAATGATGGGTTATATCAATATGTTGTTTATATTCCTGAACTAAAAATGGTTTCTCGTATTACAGAACGAGAAAACATTGGAGACTATGAAAAACATGAGTTTAAGTTGTATTTGTTTCATGACGAAGAAAAATTCAAGAAAAAGATACGTTTGCAAAGACTTACGCGTTAAACCCATAAACACAATTCCGTGTATTTACTCAACTAACATTTTTAAAGAATTGTTTTTTGAATTGTAATTTGTTTCACCAACGCTTTTATAATTTTTTTCATAGATTCTTGACATTCACTACCATTCAAATGTGTGAAACCTGAAGTGATTTGACCTAATATACTCAAATACTCATCATTTTTCTTATCATCGTGTGCCATGCATGTGGGATTTTCTTCTACCCATTCTTTGATTTTCAAGAACTTTTTATGTGCAAGATGTTTGGTAAAACGGGTAACCCCTGCGTAGTCTATGTCTTTTTCCCAGACATCATTGGTTTTTATATAAATTACTTCTCTCTTTTCATCCGAACAATGTAATGGTCTGGACTTTTGGTCTAACGCTTTTAGTTCTCTCACAATTACATTTGAGAGACCCTTGACATAGCCATGCTTCCCAGTATAATCCAAGTCTTCTAATTTAATTTGAATAGAATCAATAAACTGATTGATATTCATTGCATCCTTGCATGTTTCGTTCAAAAAGAATTGAAGGTTGAATTGATTGTTTTGTGTGTTGTTTTGTGTATTATAATTAACAACTTGATTTGTATTCATTTTTTCAGCAAGTTCCATCATATATTTATTTTGTTCCATCATCATTTCTTTGAACTCTTGGTTTTGTTTTACCAGAGTTAAAATGGAGAGAGTATCGGTCGGGTCTAATAAGTTAGATAACTGCAAAGTGTCATTTTGTAATATTTTTTCACATTTTTTTAAATGAGACCATAACCCGTTTCTAGATTTATAAACCTTGAAACATTTCTCACATGAATATTGTTTAAGGTAGTTTTTTGGCGTCACCAAACCGTCACCAAAAACTACCTTTTTGTGTTTCAGTGTGGTTAAATGACGTTCAAATCCTTGGTATTTACAGCATGTAAAGTCACATTTTTCACAAACATATTTTTGGTAGTTTTTTGGCGTCACCATTTCTCTTATATTTGGTGACGCAAAAAAACTCTAAATCAAAATCATGAAAAAATAACAAAAAATTTACAGTCACAACATGAAAATTTAAAAAATGAAATGAGACCATTTCAGTCACAAGTGAAATATTTCTTTTTTTTCCGGGAAAGCCAAAAGGAAAAGTCGTTTTTGGACATTTATTTTTGTCCAATTTTCATTTTTGGAGGGGGGTCTTGGAACGTAAAAAATTTCACTTGTCACTGAGAAATTAAAACATAATGTTTATAATTGTTTTTGTTATTGTTAATGGTAATAAAATTTAAGTTAGTAAAAAACCGATAAAATTATAAAAAACTTGATAAATCAATAAAAATTGAAAAATGAAAATTACAAAACGTTTAAACGTATAGCATTACAATAATAAAATGTCAAATTCTATTATTTTAATTTCTTCTTTATTTGGTTCTGTTTATTTAATGTCTATATCATTAAATTTAATGAATAGGTCGTTTTTAGAAAATAAAAAAATACCACGCGAACTAATTATAATAAACGGTTTAACGTTTGCGGTGTCAAGTTCCATATTTATAACAGGGACATTATCAAATATGTCTTATTTAAAGATTTCAAGGATATAAAATATTAAATTATAAAAAATATAAGAGGATTGTTACATACTATAACTAATGGTATCATTTGATATAATAGAAATGTTTCATAAAACATTTCACGATACAATAAAAATATCACTATTTCAAAAAATGAAAACGGAAAATCAATTTATAGATACTATTTTATCCACAATAATGTTTACAGCAATGAGTTATGTTACACATTTATTTTATAAGTATGATTTAATTCATGAGTTGTTGACAGTAGATTTTTACGATAATATGTATTCTCTGGTTTTCAAGAAAAACTCTATTACGTTTGAAGGTAAGCGTTGTTTTTGTATAAGTCCGTATAGTCATACACCAGTAATAACATCTTGTTTTACCGATACATTTAAAGCCTTATGGGAGGACATAATAAATAATATGAACGACAATAATGCGATTTACCAACTGAAAGAATTATATACATCCTTAGATAAATATAATGATAATGATTGTAATGAAGATGAAAAAAACATGTATGTTGTTTCACAAAACACTTCTTTTTTATACAATAAACAACTGAATTTATTCGCAAAGGTAAATTTTTTAACGGAGGATTCGAACTCGAGTGAAAAAGATAAACAAACCACAAAAACCGACAAACTAACATTAACGTTATATTCTTATTCAACGAGTGTAACAGTTATAAAACAACACGTTCATAGGTTGAGAGAAAAATATATGAAAACGATTGAAAAAAGTCGTAGTTATAAAAAATTTATATACACACTTACAACAACAAAGTATCAGGATTATAAATATGAATGTTGGAGTGAACATCCATTTGAAAGCACGCGAACCTTTAATAATATGTTTTTTGAAAATCAAAAACAAGTGATTGATAAAATACAGTTTTTTATTAATAACAAAGAATGGTATTATCGAATGGGAATTCCTTATTCTTTGGGAATCGGTTTGTATGGTCCGCCTGGAACCGGCAAAACATCTTTTTTTAAATGTTTGGCAAATATGACAGGGAGACATTTGATTGTATTATCTTTAAAGTTAATTAAAACAAAACAACAGTTGGATGAATTCTTTTTTGAAGACCGATATAACAAAAATAACAAACCAAATAGTATGGGGTTTGATAATAAAATTATTATTATAGAAGATATTGACTGTCTCGGTGAAATTGTATGGAAAAGAGAGAATAAATTTACTAGTGAAAATTTAACCAAAAGTTCGGATACCAACGGTAATCAACAACTGACCGCGTTAAAATTGAATGATGTTTTAAATGCGGTAATTAGTAAAAATGAA